CGACATCGCCAGCACCTTCTGCCGAAACAGTAATCCCGCCGGTGCCGAGGTTGATAATATCCATGCCGCCATTGGCGCCGGCGTAGCGGATCACCCGCGCTTCAAAGTCAGTACCCGGCGCCGAGTGAAAATCAACGTACGCCGTACCGGAGCCAGTGCGGCCCCCACCCAGTTCGATACCAGCAAAACCGGTGGAAACATTGCTTCCAGTGGTTAGCGTGCCGCCAAAATTTGCGTTGCCGTTAAGATCGACGCTGAACCGCGAAGCGCCGTCTAACTGAAGGTCAATCAGTTTGGACCCAGCAGCCGACGCCGTGTTGGTCGCGTTCATCTTGATCGACGTGTAGACAGTCCCGCTGTCGTTCCACGTATCGGTCATGTTGTAGATATAGGACATACTCTAAACCTATCCGATACGCCGTTCGATCAAACCGAAAGATTGGCGACCTTCTCCTGAAACGCCTTGACGCGGGCGTCCAGCGCCGCGGTATCAGCGTTGAGTTTGGCTTCGCGCGCGGCCAGATCGTCAGCCAGCTTGGCCAGACCGGCTTCGCGGGAATCGCAAGCCTTCGCGCGGACAGCCAGATCGGCTTCAGCCGCGGCGGTCTTGTCGTCCAAGGCCGTTTCGCGGGCGCTGACAGCGGCTTCACGGGTTTTGACGCTGGCCAGCTTGGCTTTGGCCTCCGCAGAGTCCGCGCTGGCGTCTTTCTTGATGGCGTCAGCCTGCGTTTTCGCCGCCGCGAGTTCGTCCGCCGCAGCCTGGCGGTCAGCCATAGCCGCTTCGGCTGCGTTCAAAGCGCCTTGACGAACGGCCAGTTCGTCGCGCAGCGCGGCCATAGCGGCCAAATCTTTGGGGAACTGGGTCGTGAAGTAAGCAACCCAATCTGTGCCGGGGGTATCGCCAGAGATGTTCATGCTTTCCGCCTTTATGCGTAGAAGCTGATGTTGAGTTTGGCCGAAGCGGTTTGTTCGATAAACCGAATCTTGCGGAGATCGCCGTCGTATTGAAGCGTCACGCCCGCCGCCAGCGGCATACCGACCGAGGCGGTCGGCGCCGTGCCGTCATCGCGCCAGCGGATGCCCTGCGTTTCCGGCGTGATCAGCGCAATCGTCGGCATACAGTTCAAACCGGTAGCCGGGTCCACGGTTGGCACGGTCAGAGCCTGGGCGCTGCTAAGACTGGTAATCTGCTGATAGCCGAGGCAGCTTGTGATTGCCTTCAGGTTGATCGCCATCAAAATCTCCTGCGTTCTGTAAACGAACGGATTTCAATAAAATACTCTGCCGCCGCGACCGGGGTGCCTCCGTTATAGGTTATATCGGCAGACTGCCCGCTTAGAGAATATACGCCGTTCTGGGCGTAAAGCAAGCGGCCAACGGACAGCGCAGCAGACTGGCCGTTGAGGCTGTAAGAACCGCTAAACGCGATCACCGACCGGCTTCGCAGCAGTGTAACCGTCCGGCCCGTAACAGTGTAGGCGCCGTTTAAGGCGGTTATGCTGTAGTTTGTCGCTGTGGACGCCAGCCCAAATACGGGCTGCGCGGCCAAGGTGTAGTCGAGCGTGGCGGACGACGGGGAAAGATTTTTCGCCTCAATATACGCAGCCGGTTGCCCCGCGCCCGTATAGTCCAGGGTTAGAACGTCACTCCGAGTTGGAAGCGGCATTGGCCTGCTCCCGCATCATCGCGGCGTAGCGGGCGGCTTCAGCCTGCACCACCTCGTCGTCGGGCCACTCTTCAAACTTGAACATCACGGTCTGGCCGTCAATATTCACGCGGATGCGCCACTTGCCTGCGTCGTCCCGAAACCAGTCAATGACCGAAAACTCTGGCATGGCTGCCCCTTACACCTGCGTGGCCGTCAGGTTGGTGACATACCCGTTAAACGTGGTACCACCAAATGCGTAGGCGTAGATGTCCACCGCACCGGCCTTGGTGGGCGTAAAGGTGATGCTCACCGTCTGCCATGTATTCGCCGCCGCTGTCATGTCCGAAAAAACGTCGTTGGCTACGCCACTGATCTGGCCGCCGGGGCAAATCAGGCGCATGGTCAGACCAGTGTCATCGCGCCGCATCCGCGCGCGAACGGTCACCTCGCTGCTGGCAGCACAGACGACGGTGCCGAGTTTCAGCAGCACTGGGTTCAACGCGGTAGTTGCGGTTGAACCAGAGCCAGTGGGCGACATCCGCCACGCCGTTGTAGCGGGGCTTTCCACTACCGACGTTTGCTGCTGCACGACCCCCATGCCGGCCACAAACACCAAGCTGTTATTGTCGGTGTTGTCGTGGCGGTTTGAGTAGACGTAGCCACTGCTGTTGGCGGTAAGTTCAGTGGCTTCGTTGACGGTAAAATTGTTCAGGTAAAGCAAGCCGTTGCTTAACACACGGACGCCAGAGCCGTTACCCGACGTGCTGCCGCCGTTGACGGTCAACGTGCCGGTGTTAACAAGAATACCAGCTTGCCCGGTTGAATTTGTAGAAACGACGTTTCCTACGGTGAAATTCAGACTGCTAGTCGCGGCAACTGGTGGAGTAAGGCCGTTTCCGGCTACAATGCTTCCTACAACGCAGTTTTGTGCGTTGTTAAAAGTTATAGCGTTAACTACGATATTGCCGCAGTTTTCAGCAGTTTTTACAGTGGTGATGCTGTTACCGCGACCGCCTATCGTTGCCGCTGCGTCGTTGTTGTTTGCCCACATATTTGTGGCGACCAAACCAAGAACTGATACCCCGAAGTCAAACCCCGTACCGCACCCAGTCGCATAAGCAGAAGGAATGGTGATGCTGCTTGTATTACCTGTAAGCTGGAGGCCAGTCGTATAACGGCAAAAGTTTAGCCGGTCGATGCTGATGAACGAGCGGGCGCTGGCTATCAGCCCAATGCCGTTACCGCTGCTTCCGTCATACCATGTGACCCCGGTCTGGGTGGACATATCCGTTCGGTTCCAGCCGCCGCTATACGTGATAAGGTTGCCGCTGGTTCCGCTATCAGTAACAGAGGCCACGTTAGTCAGGCCGCTGGCCGCTGGCGTCGTCTTAGTCGTTTCACGTTTGTAAGTCGTGACCGTTTCGGTCGTGCCGTTATAGCCCCGCACGCTCGTGGATTGGCTGCCGTAGTCGTTTGAATTAGCCAGCATGATGACGTCGCTGTTGATGCTCTGGATAGCATACCAGCCTTCATCACCAGTGCCGGCGCTTTTGGAGATCAGCGATTGCAGCGTCACGCTGTCCGCAGACGACGACGCCTTGCAGGCCACGATATTGTCAAGGAAAAAGCTCTGCGCGCCAAGATCGGTTGCGACGTAGAACGCCACCGAGCGAATGGCGCTGTTGAGAGCAGCCGCGTTGTCGAAGACGACCGGCACCCATGCGTCGATTGCGCCCAGCGCCGGGATGTTGCACGTATGCACCACCGTGTCCCCGATGGTGTCAGTGCAAAGGGCCACATACGTCTGGCCCGCAGCCCCAATTGTGCCAGCAGATTGCCGCACCCAAAATGCCACTTGTTGATAGGCCGAAAGATCAAGCGTGCTGGGCAGCGTGTAGTAGGCCGCTTTGCCCGTGGTAAACGCCGCCGCCGGGGAGATTTGAACCGCGTGCGCGCCTTCTTTGTTAAGGGTTGCTACGGTCTGCGCCGTGGTCACGTTGGCACTGGCCGTCCACGCCGGCTTTTGCCCCCGACCGCCGCATAGCGCGATGTTCTGCACCAGCGCCGAGGCCGTTTTGACGACAAGATTGTTGGCTTTGGTAACGAGGCCTACCGCGTTGCCAGCGCCGCTGCCGGTGGTGTTGGTGCCGTCGATCTGGAGGATTTGGAACGTCGTCGAGGTCGGTGTCGTACCGACGCGCCACACGCCGTTGGCGTTAAGGTTACCAGTTTGTCCTGTGACGACGACATAATCGCCCGTCACCAGCCCGTGTGCAGAAGCCGTGGTGATGACGATAGGCGTGGCGTTGCTCGCCCCTGAAACGGCGACCGTTGTCGGGCGTCCGCCGCCCGTCCACAGCGCGCTGCCGATGCTGGTTGGGTCGGGCGACGCCATGATGCGGATAGTGTCGCCCGGCGCGATGCGCGCGGCGGTAGCGCCGTTGGTGATCGTCTTCCAACGCTGCGCGAACGACAAGCCGGTGTTGGCGTCGTTCCCGCCTTCGAAATCAATGTAATAGGTGGGCATCGAAGGTCCTTATGTGGCCTGAAACACACCGTTGGTTGCGTCGAGAGTGACAGTGACCGTTTCGCCGGCGGCGACCGCCTGGCTGCTGCCGTAGTCCCAATAGGCGACGTTGGTGCCGGTCGTGGCGTCCGTCAACACCGCAAATTGGAACGAAAACCCGGCGCCGGAAGCCGTCCAAGTGGTCGGGCTGGCCAGAACCAGCTTGAAAGTGCCGCCAGTTTGCGATGCGGACGTGGTGGTCGCTGCGTTGCCGCCCGTGGTGTAGCCGTTGCCGTTGGCCACTTCAGTGATCGTGCCAGCCGCGGCGTTCACCGCTGTGGCCAGTTTGATCACCCAGGAGTCGGAACCTGAATTGATGTTCTCAAACAGGTTCTCAATCGCGGGCTGAAACTTGTTGTAGGTTGCCGTAGGCATCCGTCACCTCACGCCAGAAAGCGCAGTTTGTAGAGCGTGGACAGATACTGCCCTTCGATCTCGTCGATGATGTTGTGCAGCGGCGTACATTCCTTCGGAACAACGTCGTAGCGGACCTTTTCGATCTCGTCGGCTTGGTCTTGGAGGAAATCGACGATGTTGGCCGTCTTTTTGGCCGACAGCAGCGAGATGGGGCCAATCAGGCCGTATTTGCCCTGGTAGGCTTCGGCGAACTTGTCCGCCAGATCGACGATGCTGTCGTAAAACTCGTTCAGGGCGACGTGCTTGGCGTAGCTGCGCGTGTTCAGATGCACCGAATGGGCAACATCGCGGGCCAAGAACAGCATACCGACGAAATCGGCGCACTTCATTGCATTTCACTCCCTTGCGGCATTTCCGGCGCTTCCATAGCTTCTGGGGCTTCCTGCGGCTCTGGCGCTTCCGGCATTTCGCCCATTTCCGGCATCTCGCGCATTTCCGGCGCTTGGCCGATCAGATCACCCGTGTCCAGCGCAGCGGCAATCGTCCCCATCACGATGTCCTGAATCTGCTCCGGCGTCATGGACGCTTGCATGGTGCTGATGCGCTTGGTTTCGGCGTCGTAGGCGTCCACCTGGGCCTTGAACTCCTTAATGTCCACCTCGCGCTGGGCCACGCTGTCCTGAACGTGCTGCACAATGTCAGCCATGCGGTTCAGTTCCTGCGTCATAACCTCAATCTGCTGCTGCGCGGCCATCATTTCGGGCGATTGGTCGCCGTCAGACAACACCTTCGGGTCAAGAATTTTCTTGAACCGCGCGGCCATTTCCTGCGCGCCCGGCCAATCCATGTTCTTGATGAACAGATCGCCAGCCACAGCCCACAGTTGCGGGTTGGTCTGGAGAATCTGGCTCATGGCGTCGAGGGCTTCCTGACGCTTGGTCATGTAGCCTGGGCCGGTCGTGACCATCACGTCGTAAGTGCCGACGCTGGGGTTGTAGATTTTTTCAATCAGGGCGCCCATCTGGTCGCGCACTTCCTTCACAGGTTCGGCCTGCGACGGGTTGAACTTGACCATGCTGACTTCGCCGTCAACGCCGATGATGCGGGCGATGCGCTGCGTGTCGTAAATCTTCGGAATCAGGTCCACAATCTGCCGGGTGATGTGGCGGATCGCGCGGGCCAGATTGTCCACGTAGTGATACGTGCCGACATCGCCCTGCTTTTCGCGCGCCAAGATGGCCTTGCCCGAACGCTCGTTGCCTTGCATCCCCAAGCTGGCGTCATACTGGCCAGTGGTTCCCTTGATGTCGTCAGCAGCCCCCATTTTGGCCTGAATAAGGCCGGTCTGGGGCAACGGAGGCGGTGCGCGCTGGGGAAGGGGGAGAACGCTCCCAGCGCCGTCCGTTACGTCGGGATTGACCTCCAGATACGGCCAGTTGGTCGTATTGGCGGTCTTCCACTGTTGTTCGTAGCCTTCAAACTGGCCGCCGTAGCCGATGAAGGGTGCCTTGGGGGCCAGCGCCAGCATTTCCGCTTCCTGGCTGGTCCAGTAGTTGTACATTCGCTGGGCGTCCTTGGCGTTGCGCACAAGGCCAGAGATGTAGATTTGCCCTTCGACTTCCCACTCGTTGCCGACGACGCGCACGACGGGAATGTATTTGCCCGGCCATTCGCGCTCGTCCAGCACGTCAAAGCCGTTGGTCTTCATCCACATGACCTTCTTGCGGTCAACCTCGCGGGTGCGGATGGGGGCGCCGAACAGAGCCATCAGTTGCTTGTCGCGCGCCGTCCGCGAGAACGCCGTCTGGTTGTCCGGGTATTGGTGCAGCGTGGCGCGTTCGCTGGTGAAGTAGAAATACTCCGCGATGCGGATGGTGTCTTCCGCCAGCCACTGCCCCATGCTCTGATCGCCGACGCCTTGCGACATCAGGGTCGAAATCGGCGTGGCGTCCGGGAACATTTCCTCATACTCGGATTTGAGGATGTCTTCCGTGATGAAGCACCACTTGGCGTCCGCGCCGCACGGGTCTTGGATCGTCGGGTCCATGTAGACGCTAAACGAGTTGCGGATGCGCCCGATCTTGATGTCCTGATCAAAGGATTCTTCGTTGCAGTATTCCGTCAGCAGGCGGATGTAGCCTTCGCCGTAGGTCACCTGGTTGTCGCAGGCGGTGTCGTAGGCCACGTCGGCGTCTGACATATACTCAATATGCCGCACGACGCCGTTAAAGATTTCAGCCATCTCCACGTCGGCGTTGTCATCCGCCGGGATGACCTTGCCGCTGGGGCGGTTCTGGCGCTGCTCGTTCGTGACCTGGCGGACGTGCTGCGGCAGCTTGTTGATGGTCAGGCAGGGCCGCGCGTTGATCGTCTGGCCCTGCACCGCACCGCGGGTCGCCAGCACGTCTGCCGGCCACTGCCACTGGTTGTCGGGGCTACCGGCCATGAACCGGAGATCGTCCAGTTCGTCCTCGCGGCTGTCCGAGTAGGCCGCCATAGCCATCTGGAGACGGCTCCGCATGGTTGCCATCTTGTCGTCGGAACCCGACGCTTTCGGGCCGTTAGACCCGACGTTGGCAACTTTGCCTGCCTTCTGGATGCCTGTGGGGTCGGCCATGGTGTTACTTCTTACCCTTTGCCGCAGCCTTGCGCTTGACCGAGTAGGCGATGGCCACAGCCTGCTTCTGCGGCTTGCCGGCGCCCATTTCGGCCTTCACGTTAGCCCGAAACGCCTTGTCGGACGTGGATTTCTTCAGCGGCATCGTCAGCGACCTTTCTTGACCGGCGTTTCGCGCATCCGGGTGGTGATGCTGATCACATCCACGCCCTTGGAGGTGGACAGCGGCTGCCGCGCGGGCGGCATGGCGTCGATCTCAGCCCTCGGCGTGGGCATCCGCAAGCCTTTGGGCGTCGATGGGGCGGTCATACGGGGCATTTACTTGCCTTTCTTGGCCGTTTTGGCGCTGTCCTTGAACGCCTTGGCGGTCGGAGCGCCCTTGGCGCCCGGTTTGCGCATCTTTTCGCCCGATCCAGCAGCGATACGCTCACGTTTGGCGTGAATGTTGGCGTACAGACCCTTTTTCATGGGCATTTCCACCGTTTGAGGCTGGCTTTGGCGCGTTCGCCGTCCTTCGCCTTGGCTGCAACGGCACCCATGCGGGCGCAGAACGATGCCTTACGCCCTGCATCCGCCTTCGTCTTGGGGTTCGGTGCCGGCGGCTTCAGGTTCGACCCGGTTTCCCGGTTATACTTCTCGCGGCCCTTGGCCGTCAGCCCCGCGCCCTTGGACGCAGGCAGCTTTTCACCACGCCCGACGGCCAGCGAGACAGACTTTTTCTTGTCGGCCATTCTTAGCTGCCCATCCAGGAAGTAGCTATACCACCGCCAGAATATGCCGTGCGCGGTTTCTTGTCAACGCGCGCTTCCCGGTGCGCCACCGGGAACGCAAACGTCAGCGCGATGGCGTCCGCGGCGTCTGGCGACGCCAGCCCCCGCGCTTTCATGTCCTTCTTGGACTCCAGGAACAGCGTCCCCCGGCTGTCAGGCTTCGTCTTGGGGCCGATCAGGTCAGACTTCAGATGCCGGTCGCCGGGGATCGACGCCGTTTTAAGCCAGTCGCGCATGGCGCCCCACATCTCGGCGCGCTTGTTGCCCCACATGATCTGGTTCTTGGCCTTGTTGCCGAAGTTGACGCCGCGGATGCTGTAGCGTTGTTCCTTCAGCCGATCCACGACGCCGGCGCCCAGGCCGCCCTCGTCGATGCACACCAGCGTCGGCTTGAACTCTTCGATGGCGTCGATGACGTGGCCGACGACTTCCATCGTGTCGGCGCCGCGGTGCCGGCGCAGTTCCATGATGTCCCGCCCGCGTCGGATGGCGATGACGGTGGCGTCGCTGCCGAACCGCGCCGGATCGACGCCGATGACGATGGGCGCGCTGTCGTCCTTGTAGCGCGGGCGCTTCATGGCCTCGTCCACGATGTTGACCGGCACGAACTGGTCGTCGCCTTCGCTGGGGAACTGACCGTAGACTTCCACGTTGGCTTGGTAGCTGTCCGGGCCATATTCGTCGATGATGCGCTGGTAGACGTTCTTGTCGGTGCCTTCGACCTCCCGCGCGTCGATGTTGCGTTGCAACCAGAAGTCGCGCTTGGAGTTGAACGTCTCGTAGAAGTAGCCCGTGTTGCGGCGCGGGTTGGAGAACGCCAGATGGAAGCGGTGTGGCGTGTTCTCCGTGAAGAAGCCGTCCGCCACCGACCAGATGCTGTCGGGGATACCGCTGGCTTCGTCGAACACCAGCATCACGCCGTCCCAATTGTGGACGCCCGCGTATGCGTCGGGGTTCTCTTCCGACCACAGCCGGCCCTCGACCGACCAGTAGCGCGTGCCTTTCTTCAGGTCGCGCTCGACGATCTCGGTCATCCACTTGGCTGGCATGATGCGCGTGGCGGCGATCTCGAACCAATGGCTGTTCAGCGACATCGCCAGCCACTTGGTGATCTCGGCCCAGGTCACCGACCGAAGCTGCGCTTCCGAGTTGGCCGACACGATGGTGGTTGAGCCAATGCGCGTGGACAGCATCCAGATGACCAGCCAACTGACCAGCGCCGACTTGCCGATCCCGCGCCCGGACGCCACCGCCATTCGGAAGGTGTC